GGGGATATAGGGGAGAAACATTTGGTAGCGAGTTTTCTATAATCGGTGACGTAATAGGTGGCGTTACTTATTACGTAAAAGTTGTAACTGTAGCAGATACAGGAGAAGATGGTTCTTTATCTGATTCCCCAAGTTCTTCAATAGAATTATTAGGAAAAGCCGCTCCCCCATCTGACGTGTCTTCGTTTTTAGCCAACCAGAGTAGAGACAGATTGGTTATGGGCTGGACAGAGATTGATGACGTGGACGTGTGGGGTTACGAGATAAGATGGGGCACTTCATGGGGCAGTGGTCAAATAATGGCTTTTAAGCAAGGAAATAAGCACGTTACAATGGATTTCAGAACAGGTTCAGGGCAGAGTTATTGGATAAAGGCCATAGATACATCAGGAAATTACTCTGAAACTGCCACAGAGTCCACAATAACAGTAGATAATATACCTTTTAGGAACATAGTAACAGAGTATTCAGAACAGACAGCATGGACAGGTAGTAAAACTAACACAGATACATCAGGTGATAACTTAATAATATCAGCTGGAGATCTATCTGGCACTTATGAAACGCCAGTTAGGGATGTGGGATATATAGCCACATTTTTAGTAGCGATAGAAGTAATAACAGCTATCACGCAAGGAAGAGCGTTTAATGATGATAGCACGACAAAATTTAACTCAAGCCTTACTGAAAGATTTACAGGTGCTGAAACTCCAGGAGCAGCAACATTTGAGATAAAAACATCGGAAGATAATATTGCATGGTCAGATTATGCTGCATATCAGGTTGGCGATTATAAGTGTAGGTATTTCCAAATTAGAATGACTTTAACTAGAGAGAATGTAGGCGATAGTTTATTGTGTTCTACTTTTGATTATTATTCCGATTTGCCGGATATCGATGAAATTCAAGATGGTGAAGTGACGGTCGCGGCAGACGGAGATGATATAGTTTTTGAAAAAACCTATCACGAATCACCTGCTATGAATATTGTGATATTAACAGGGGATGGAGTTTATGGAAAAACAACAGGATTAGATACAACAGGAGTAAATATAAAATTATATGATGAAAGTGGTGTTTTAAAAACAGGAACCTTTAGGGTTCATATACACGGGATATAAATATGGGATTTAAAAAAGGAAATAAATTTACCGAAGAACATAAGACGAAAATAAGTGAAGCATTGACGGGTTTAAAAAGACCGCCATTTTCTAAGGAACATATAGAAAAGTTGCGGATTACTTCAATCGGTAGGAAACACACAGAAGACACAAAAAATAAAATGCGGATTGCACATCAAGGAAAACCCAAAAGTATAGAGCATAGAAAAAAACTTGCAGAGTATAGGGGAGAAAAAGCAAGTTGGTATGGCAGAAAACATACAGATAAAGAAAAAAAGAAAATGAGTAAAGCACAATTAAACAAACCAAGACCGCAAACTACGGGCGCACTTAATGGGATGTTTAATGTGAAAAGAATGGGAGAAAAGAACATAAACTGGAGAGGCGGAATCACTCCTTTATATATAATGCTAAGAAATGGTCAACTGTCTGCAAAATGGAGAACAGAAGTTTTTCAAAGAGACAACTATACTTGTCAAGATTGCAGAGATGATTCAGGAGGCAATTTAGAAGCACACCACATAGAAGAATTTACTATTATATTTCATAGATTTTTACAAGAATATGACCAATTTAGTCCTATCGAAGACAAAGAAACTTTACTAAGATTGGCAACAAAATATGAACCATTCTGGAAGATAGATAATGGGCGAACTTTATGCAAAGATTGTCATAAAAAATATAGGAGCAAAGAATATGAAAAAAGAATTAGTACCCCATAAAATAATTATAGAATTTGAAAAGAATGTATTCAGGAACGGTATATTTCTTTATAGAGTTAAAGAGAATGGAGTAATGATCAAGGGATATAAATCAATAGGCATTAAAAATATGGGATTTAGTATCCCGCAAATGAACGATATCTTAAGTAAGGTCAAAGCCAAAACGAAGGATATCGAAAAAATCAAGGAGGAGTGAGATGGAGATTAAGAAAACATTATTAGGATGGTTTGATAGGTTGCTAAAAAAAGACAAGGAACTTATATGCCAAAGATGTAAAGAGCCTATTAAAGAACCAGCTTATGTTGTTGTAACGGGAATGGTAATAACTAATTCTAGAAGTCCACAAGTTTTTGTTTGCCCGGAGCAAGCGTTTAATTATTCGCAGGGTATAATTATGCATTCTGTATGCTGGTGTGATACTCTGCGCGAATATGGTTCTGATTTATATGATCTTAAAAAAGTATATGCTGAATATAACAAATTGAAAAAAGGAAAGAAATTTAATGGATAGTAGAAACGGAGGAAATCATGGGATGGGATAAAACAGCAGTTGCAAATGACGAACTTCTTGTAAACACGCCCGCACTTATTAGGGCCAATTGGGCAGCCCTTGAATTGCTTACAGACGCGGCACTATTAATCACCAATGCTAAAGTCTCTGCTTCTGCCGCTATTGTAGACACTAAATTAGCTCAGATAACGACAGCGGCCAAGGTGAGTGGAGCAGCAATAACATTATTGACAAGCGTCCCATCTGGGGCTGGCGTTTTGCCTGATGCAAATTCTCCACAGAAATTAAAAGCTGATGCTTCTGATACTACGCCTCAATATTTAGATAGCTTAATAGACACTGCTGTATTTCAGGTTTCAGCGGGTGATTTACTTCAACTTAAAGACGGTGGCGTGGAGATGGAGAAGTTGGAGAGTGGTTCAGCTTCACCTGGAAACAGCAAATATTATGGCACGAATGCCGGCGGTACAAAGGGGTTCTTTGATGTTAATCCTGCTTTTCCTGCTGGAGCTATTGTGCTTTGGTCAGGGGCAGTAAGCGCTATCCCAGCTGGGTTTGTTATATGTGACGGAAATAACTCAACTCCAGATTTAACTGATAGATTTGTTATACACGCCGATGCGGATGCTCTAGGAACAAACGATGTAGGCGATACTGGCGGCGCAAGCACCCACTGTTTATCTGTAGCAGAAATGCCGTCACATCGTCACCTTGGTTTTGAAGCAAGAACACATGGTGGCACAGGTTCTAATCAAGCCTATCCTAGTAATCCTTATACTACGGTAATGGGCCAGACAACGGCGACTGATGCAGATTTTAGTGCGTATTTTAGCGATGGCGCTCAACGTACTACTTATACTGGTGGCGGAACAGCTCATACAAACAGAGATAAATATTACGCGTTAGCTTATATACAAAAGACCTAACAGGAGGGTTTAAAAATGAAATGTGGAAGATGTGATAAGGAATTGGGTTCAGCAAATGTTCATAATTCCCATTATGTAACTAATCCGAAAGATCCAAAGACATTCGGCGATATTGAGATAGATGAATTTACTTTAACAAAAGCAGATGGCACGAAAGAGGTTTCTTGTAATCTTAAAGATTTGAGAGTTAAAGGAGTAAACAATCGGGCGTTAATTGGCGTTAGCATTAATAAAAAACAACTCGATGTAGATAAGATCAAAGAGGACATTGAAAAAGAAAGCGATCCCGATAAAAGGTCTCGGTTACAAGTGGTGTGCGGTGATAGGTTCGCAGAATTAGAAGATTTAAAGTTAAAAGAAAAAAAAGCAGGGATACAGGTCAAGACAGTTATAAAGAAAGTTCCAAAGACTCTGATTATATGCAAAGGGTGTAAACAAAAAGATGATAAAATAATCTGGTAAAGAAAGGGGATTAAGCATGTGGTTATTAGCGATTTTGGTAAATATGATTATTTTTGGGTTCCCTGTGGATTGCCTGGCATTTTTTGATGTGAAGATCCAGCCAAGCACCTATTTGGTAGGTGGAACCGTAGCTGTAACTGCTGTTGGCGGATTAACAGCCCTTATTTTGAATATTGTTAAATGTGTAAAAAATCACATTGGCAGGATAGAATCATTTAAGATTTTTCAATCCAAAACAATGTGCGTAGAGAAAACCAATAGGCTTAAAGACGAAATAGTGGCTAATCGTTTTGCCTCTTCTGATATGGGCAAAGCCATAAACGTAAGGCTGGATGACATATTAAGGATTTTACTAAAAAATGGAAAAAAATAAAAAATGTATTTTAGCATGCGTGAACAGAGATAAGAAATGCAAAAGATGCGTTTTTTATAATAAGTATAAACCAAGGAAGATAAGATGAGTAATGGTAAATATAGACGCAATACAGATAGGGCATTTGCTCACGCAATGGAACATTTGGAAACGGCTAAAACTAATATAGATTTATGTGAGAATATTATCCGAATGGCCCAAAAGAATAGCCATAAGGCAAAGAGAAAAAACGATGAAAAAAATCATGCAGGCGTTAGTTAAAATGCTTAAAGGCAAAGATAAAGATGGCAAGAAAAAAGATTTCAGGATTACCTTTAAGAAAATCATAAAGTGGGGCTAAAAAAGGAGGAAAGTGATGACAAAGATTATTGCAATATTGGGAAGTATTTCCGCGGCATTAGTAGTAATCGCAAGGTGGACTGATAAAATCTCAAAGATAGTGGAGCCGGTTGTAAAAGAAGCTGAAAATCTTGCCCTAGATGGAAAGATTACTAAGTCAGACAGAAAGAAGATAGCCTTAAAATTACTATCTGAATTAGAGTCCCAAGGAACCATAAAGCTGAATTTTTTGAGTAGAATGGTAATAAATATTATTATAGATATAGTGGCTCGAAAACTACCGGACTTTGATACAATGTACGCGCTTACACATAGGAAAGACAAATGAGACGTTACGGATACTTACGCGATTTAACTGATCAAAGAGATTATATTTATAAGCCAAAATTGCGGTTCTTTTCCCCAAAAAAAGTAGATCTAAGAAAATACTGCTCTAAGATAGAGGACCAGGGGGACCTCGGCAGTTGTACCGGACAAGCCCTTGCTGGTAACATAGAGCTCCTTGACAAGAAAATTGACGGTGCGTATACAGATGTCAGCAGGTTGTTCATTTATTATAATGAGAGAAAAATTGAAGGATGTGTAAATATAGATAGTGGGGCATACATCAGGGATGGTATCAAATCTCTCAAAAGGTGGGGTGTATGCGACGAAAAGCTATTGCCCTATGATATATCCTTATTTAAGCAAGAACCCTCACCAGAGTGCTATAAACAGGCTTTAAGCAGGCGTATAAGTGTATATGAGAGGATTAGGGACGTATCTGACATAATAGCCTGCCTTGCTGAGGGATTTCCGGTTGTATTTGGTATTGCTATATATGAGAGCTTTGAATCTGAGGAAGTGAAAAGAACAGGTATTGTACCCATGCCGGCAAAATACGAGACAATGATCGGTGGCCATTGTATGCTTGTTGTAGGGTACGACACAAAGGAAAGGAGGTTTATTGTAAGGAATAGCTGGGGTAAGTGGGGAGACGATGGATATTGTTATATCCCTTTTCGGTATGTG